CGTTCAGCGGCTCCACCACGATCGCCGGGCTCTCCTCGCGCGCGATCGGCTCCACCCGCGTGCGGTAGATCCGCGTGCTCACGCCAGTGGTGCCGGTCAGCGCCGTGCGCACGGCAGCCAGGATCGTTTCGCGTTTGGTGGTCATCAGCTGTCTACCGCGTCAGCATATTCAGGGTGGGTCTTAAGCCAGGCGTAACCGATGGCCAGCGGGTTGTCGCCGGGCTGCAGTTCGCTGGTGGGCGCGAACATTGTGCGGTCCCAGACCGGGCTGGCGTTCTCGTTGCGGGCATCAGCGCTGGCGTAATGCGAAATTTGCATTAGCGTCTGCTCTTTGTCGCAGCGCATCAGGGTGATGCGAGCGTAAGTATCGGCCATGGGGATGCCGATGTTGGTTTGAGCGAGGGAAGTTGTGAGTGCCATTAGTAGGTCATCTCCGTGGTGTTGATTTTGCAGACCCAGCGGATCGTGGTGGCTGCGGCACCAGCTACTTCCACCTTGATGCCGCCGTTGGTGGTGTCAGCAGTGACGGCAACGGTCCAAGCGGTAGCGCCGGTGTCGTAGGCAATGCGATCCAAAACGACCGTGCCCACGACGGCGGTACTAGCAGCGTTGGCGCCGCGCTTGATCGCGCCTTTGAAGTTCCATGCGGCTGTATTACCGCCGCCGGTCACGCCAGCGACCACCTCACCAGAGAAGCTGTAGGCGCTGTTGTTGGGCAGGATGACTTGGTTGGTGGTGCTGGCAGCGCTGTTGGTGCTGGTAAGGACTGTGGCGGTGGCGTCAGTGGTTTGGCGGGCTACGACAAGCAAAGCGGCTTGAGAAATACCATTGTTTGTTGTGTTAATTGCACCGTTGTGTGCAGGAAAAACCGTATAACCATCAATAGATCTTGCCGTTCCCCGTACACCTCCAACAATCGAGCTACGGTTGCCAGTAGCCAAGTTATCTGTCCCGCCACAAATTACAGAAGCGAAGCCACTGGAAAAATTGGAGATGCCACCACCCACAAATGCAGAGGTGCCGCCTGCCGTATTGTAATTTCCCCCACACACCGTTGAGTAGGTGCTAGTGGAAGCAACGTTGTTCAGGCCGCCGCCGACGAAGCTGTAGGGGCTGGAGGCGGTGTTAAATTCGCCACCTCCGACCGCAGTTCTTGTGGCGCTAGCAACATTAAATCGACCTCCGCTGACAGTTGAATCTTGTCCGCTGGCTTGATTTTCAGTTCCACCTCCAATGACTGAATTAACCCCAGAAGCTACATAGGTTCGATCAGATCGGACTTTTTGCCAATCCGTTGCGCCCGTCCCGCGCTTATTTCCACCCGCCGCCGTCCCATCCGGCACCTGAGCGAGCGTTGCACCTGTGCCCTTGGCGACTAGGGCGATGTCGGCGTTGGTGGCACTGATCGCGTCGCCTTTGATTTCGATGACGGGCGTGGTGCTGTTGACGCCATCGCTGTCCAGTCGCGCCAGCAGTCGCAGCGCCGCAGATGCCCAGCCAACTGGGTTCAGGTTCATGTCAGGTCACCCCCGAACGCCAGCACACGCACCGTACCGGTGGTGGGTGCAACAGTGATCGTGGCCCCCAGTTTGTAGCTCGCGCTCGGTAGCACCAGATCGGTGTAGGCCGTGACTAGGCGGTAACCCTTGACCGTGTTGCTGCCGGTGGTGGCGCTGATCGTAATCTGATCGAACAAGTCCCAGTTGGCGCCGCCGTTAGGAGACAGAAACAAGTTGACCAGCGATGCCACCGTGGTCGCGGTGCCCTGCACGTTGACGCTCAGAATCCTGGTGCCAGCCGAGGCGCCGACGATCAGATCGTTGATCGTGCCGGTGCCATCGGTGGCGGTGTTTGCCGTGCTAAGCGACACCCGGTCGATGCGCGGCGTGGAGATGAAGGCGGGTGATGCAGCCATGGCTCAGATGCAGTTGCTGTTGAGGTAAAGGTTGTCACCAACGGAGCTGCCGCCACCTCCGCCGCCAGCCGTGGCCCAGGACAGCGTGCCAGAGCCGTTGGTGCTGAGCACTTGGCCGCTGGTGCCGTCAGCAGCTGGCAGCGTCCAGATGCGGCTGGTTGTGATGGTTGAGGGAGCCTTGAAACCGACGTAGGCGGACGAATCCGCGTCAGCCAGCCGCAACTCTCGTTGCGCATTGAGAACAATGTCGGTCTCAAAAAGCCGTGCCATCAGCCGAGGACCACCGCGCGGTAGGCGTTACTGGCCGGCGCCGTGGCGAACACCAGCGTGGCGGTGGTTGTGCTGGTGCGCTGCACGTCCACCTCCACGTCGTCGTACTCGCCAGAGTTGGGGAATACGCGAATGATCACGTCGCGCGTGTTCAGGTTGTGGGTCACCACGTAGCTGGTGGCGCTGCCGTCGCCAATGCTGGTGGACACCTTGCGAAGGCGGCCGGACCAGTTGGCCAGCTTTAGCGGGGTGACAATGCGCAGGTCGTCGGTGCCAGCATCAACCTCCGCCTGAGTGGCAAGCTCGGCGATGCCAGCGGTTGTTTCGCTGGCGGCAGGTGCTGCAGTGCCGAACGTCACCCAGCTGATGGTGCTGCTGCCAATCGTTCCGTTGACCTGATCCTGCCGGTAGCTCGTGCCAGCGCTGGTGCCTTCCTCGACCGTCGTGATGGCTTGCTCTAACTCGGCGAAGGTGCTGGCATCCAGCGCTCGCGTCATGGTCACGGCAGAACCGTTCCACACATAGATCCCGTTCTCGGATGCGGCGCTCTGCGATCGCACCAAGACACGATCAGCCGAGGCCATGGTGATGCCGTCGATCGTGGCACCAGGGCTGCTCAGGTTCAGGTTGGCCTGGGTTGCCACCCGGCAGCTGTCTTTCCATGCCAAGCCTTCAACCAGGCTGTCCACATAGGACTTGGGCACCGCATCCCCAGTAGCCGAAGGCGTGGGCAGGTTGGTGACTCTGGATGCCGACTGAAAATCAAAGTCGGCGAAAATCTTCCGGGCCATGTCAGGTCAGCCTCGCAAAGCCGGAGAGGGGCACTGTAAACAGGATAACGGTCTGATTCACGGTGGGATGCGTCACGTCCGCGTCCACCTCTTGGCTGCCGCTGTCGAATACTTCCACAGACGGCACGTGGCCCAGGTTGTGGTTGATCGTCCAGGTAGAGGTTGGCGAAGACTGAGTGAACACATAGGCGGCGCCTCCGTCCGTCCCGTCCACCCACTGAGTGCCGTCGTACTTGAGCACCTCGCCGGCGGTGGGGCTGGTCAGCTCCACATCAGTCAGATCAGACAGCCCAAACGTCCGCGGATTCGCTCCAGGTGCCGTGCTGCTGGGCGCCAGGCGCTGCAGCGCGATCTCGACAAGCGCGCCATCATCCAGTTTGCGCACCTCGCGCACCTGGTAGTTCACGCCATCCACCGTGATGCCGTCGCCGAACAGCAGGCCGCCAAAATCAGCAGCGCGCGCCGTCAGCGAATAGTCGGTGCTCAGCACCATGTCGCCAGAGATGACCTGGCTGGGCATGTCGAGGATGCCCAAAGCCGAAACGGCGCCAGCCGTGCAGCTGACGCCAAAATCGTTCAGGAATACCGTCAGGTCTTCACTGATCGCCATCGGTTTTCACCTTGCGCGCGCGTGGTTTGGGCTCCTCGGCCGGCGCCTCGACAGCGCGGCCAATCCGCAGCAGCTCAGCAGCCACAGCGCTGTCCAGTTCGTAGACCTTGCCAACCTCGAGGTATTCACCGCGAGCGGCGCAGTCGCTTTCGATCAGAACCTTCATGAGAAAAAAGGGGGGCGGTTGCCCGCCCCGTCTCCTATCAGGTGGTGATGTCCAGGATGGCAGCGAAGCTCTTGGGATCGCGCACGGCCACGTCGTAGGTGACGATGCCGCGGACGCTGGTCAGAGCCTTGCTGAAGTCGTCCTGATCTTCGCCCACGGTGATCTCGAGGCCGTTGCCCCAGAAGCCCACCATGGCCTGGCTGAAGTCGCCCATCAGCAGCGCCGAGCACACGCCAGAGCTGGAACCCTTGGTGAGGGTGTTTGGCACCTGGTTGGAAGCGGCCAGAGGGTAGCCGTTCAGGATGCCAGGGGTGCCGCCGCGGCCGATGCGGGCTGGGTCGGTGTTGAACAGGAAGGGACCGTCGCCAGTGGTGGAACCGCCAGCGCGCAGTTTCTTCAGAGCAGCCAGCACCCGGTAGTTGGTGAGGTACGAAACGGCACCAGCGTTCACCACGCCGTTTACGTTCATCACCGCAGCTTCCAGATCCACCACCTTCTCAAGGGTGACAGCACCACCGTTGGTGCCCATGGCCACCGAGCCGATGCCGGAGGTCTGCATGATGCCGGTGGGCTGGCCGGCAGAACCGGAGCCATTCAGGATGCCCAAGTCGATGGCGAGGTTAATGCCATCGGTCAGGTCACGACGCACCAGCTCCTCGATGCCAGGGGTGCCCTGCAGCAAGGTCTGGCGGCTGTACTTGGACAGGGCAGCCAGGTTCTTGGGAGCCATCGTCACCTGATCGAACAGGGACTCAGACTGCGTGATCGCGGTGGTTTGGGTGCTCAGGTAGTAGGTCGAGGCCACACCGGAGCGGCGGGGGATCGCCACGTTGCCGACCAGGCCGGACATCGTGCGCACGCCCAGCTGGAGCATCACTGCGTTGTTACGCAGGAACTCGATGAACTCATCGGCCAGCAGATCAGTCGCGACCAGGTTGCCGCCGGTGGTGGCGCCAGAGGTCACGTAGGTGGCACGCTGGCCGCCCAGGGCAGAGAAGGGAACGAAGAAAGAGCGCTCAGCACTCTTGGCCACGCCGGACTTCTCCACTTCGCGGGAGAGGTCACGCACCAGGCCTGCCTCGCGGCTGGACCAGTCGCCGGTCAGCATCGCGCGGATGCCGGCGGTGATGCTGTAGGAGGCGCGCTCCTGAGAGGCCATCTCAACAGGGGCCACGGTCTCGACGGGCTTGATGCCCAGCTTGTCGAGCACGGCAGCGCGGGCCTCATCGAGGCTGCGGCCGCCTTCGATCAGCTGGCGGCCGAGGTCGGCCATGTTGTGCTTCTCAGTCAGGGCAGAGATGCCGGCAATGCGAGCGCGCTCAGCCTTCGCAGCCTCGGCAGCCGCTTCAGCCCGCACCGCTGAGATGTCAGGGGTGTTGTCCATCGGAACCTCAGGTTCTGGTTGGGGGGTTGGAGATGCGGCGGGGGCCGCAGGTTGAGCGTCGAGAGCACGCCCGACGCCGACCGTTGGGTCTGCAGGTATGCTAACCACGCTCACTTCGTAGGGACTCCAGCGAGTCGCCACGAAGTCGCCAGTGCCGCGCTGCTCCATGTCTTCGATCTGGTAGCCGAAGCTCACGTTTCGCAGCACGCCGTCTTTGACATCAGCCAGCACTTCCTGGGCGAAGCTGTTACGGCTGAAGCGCACGCTGACGTAGCCGCGCTTTTTCTTGCCATCGATCCACGCGCGCTCGACTACGCCCACCACCTTGTTGGGGTCGTGGTTGAACAGCAGCGGCGCGGAATCGTTGAGGCGCGCCAAGTCGGCAGCCTCGCGATCGTGGCTCAGCACTTCGTTGCCGAAGTAACGGGCCACGGGGAACTCGGAACTGAAGGGGAACTCGATGGTGCGCTCGTCTTCGCCGACCTGAAAGTCAGCTACCTCGGCGCGCTTCAGGAGCTGCCTTTCGAGATCACGCGATAGGTCCATCGGTGTCCTCAGTGTCATCTTCCCCATTATCGTCGCCTGCGTCCGGGTCGCTGGCCGGAGCCACCTCCTCGGCCTGATCCTCACCCGCGTCGCCGGCCTGCTGCGTGCCCGCCGCGTTCACCTCATGCGGGTCGGTGTCGAACGTCAGATCGAGTTCATCAGCCAGCTGCAGCTCGGCGGCCCTGGCCACCATCAGCTCCTCGAGGTCGCCGCCCTGCTCGGCCACCACCTCGCCCAGTGTCTTGAAGCCGCAGCGCACCGCGTCCTTGTAGGCCTGCACTTCCTTCGCCGGATCCACCCACGCCCAGCCGCGTGGCATCCACCGGATTGCCCGGTAGCGCTCGGGGTCGGTCTCGTAGAACGGCAGCCCCAGCGCACCGCCGAGCACCGCCATCTCCAGCCAGGCCTCGAACACCGGCTGGTGGAAATTCTCGATCAGGTACTGCTGCAGCGCGCGCCAGTGGTCGCGATCCTCGAGCAGGCTCAGCCGGCTGCTGCTGTAGTTCGTCTGGCTGAAGTCGCGGC